ATTTTAAAACGATACGTAGACGCGTATAGTCGACGGCCTAGAGACTATGTATCACAACTAGGAGGATAAAATTATGGCACAAACTACATTTAGCGGACCAATTAAAGCTGGTACGATTAGACAAGGAACAGGTGAAAACTTAGGTTTCACTTTAATGGCTCAATCAGCAGTGATAGATATCATTGGTGCAACAGCTACAACAACTGTAGGAATAGTTCCTGCAAATTCACAAATCGTAGATGTAATATTAAACGTTACAACTGTTTCTAACGATGGTGGAACTGCAACAGTTCAAGTTGGACATGCAGGTGATACTGATGAGTATTTACCAGCTACTAACGTAAAAGCTTTAGCTACAACTAGAGGCACGATACAAACTGATGGTACAGACATTGGTACATCAGACCAAACTGTAACTGCAACTTATACAGCAGCTAACGGTGATGGTACTACAGGTGCAGCTACTGTTACTGTTTTGTACATGCAAAACAATAACCTAAGCTAATAATTAATTTATTGTGGGGCTCCGGCCCCACATGAATTTAAGGAGAATAAAATTATGTCAATAACGTCAAAAGTAAGACAATCGGTTGTCTTGACTGCAGATGGTAATTTACAAAGTTTAGTAAATACGCCAACTACATCAACAGCTACTAATATTAAATCAATTAATATTATGAACATCTATGGAATGGCCACGGGAGGAGATGCTGAAATAAAAATTTATAATGAAACTGGAAGTGCAACAGCAAAAAATTTAGTTTTTCATGGTAAATGGGCAGCAGCCGATAACGCTGTTCAAGAATTTAAATTACCAGGAGCTGGTATTTATTGTAATGATGGAGCTTACGTAGATCTTACTAACTGTGATTTTTGTTACGTAATCGGAACTTTTTAGAGGTAGCCAATGGCGAATACTACTTCACAGTCTTACAGTTTTGACCAGGACTTTTCAATCGATGAAATTATTGCAGATGCGTATGAACGTATAGGTTTAGTTGGTACAGCAGGACATCAATTAAAAACTGCAAGAAGATCTTTAAACATTCTTTTTCAAGAATGGGGTAATAGAGGAATACACTTTTGGGAAGTAGGAAATACTAATATTAATTTAGTTGCAGGTTCAACAACCAATGTAGATGCTACAGCTGAAGGATCTGGTATTTATACTTTTTACAGAAATTCTTCAGACGTGCCGGGAGGTGGAGAGCCACCACAAGCAACTACAGTTCCAGTAGCAAATGTTTATGGTATATCAGATATTTTAAATGTTACTTATAGACAAAATTATAACACAACTTCTCAATCAGATATTGGTTTAACAAAAGTTGCTAGAGATTCCTATGCTGCAACAGCTAACAAAGCATCTAATGGAACGCCTTCACAATTTTGGGTACAAAGATTTATAGATAAAGTTACAATTACAGTTTACCCTTTACCAAATGCAACTGCTGCAGATAATTTTTTAAATGTCTATTATGTAAAAAGAATTCAAGATGCAGGAGCGTATACTAACGCAAGTGATACACCTTTTAGATTTGTACCATGTATGATTTCAGGATTATCTTATTACTTATCTATGAAGTTTGCACCACAACGAACACAGGAGATGAAGTTGTTGTACGAGGATGAATTAGCTAGAGCATTGTCTGAAGATGGTTCTGCAGCTAGCACATTTATTACTCCGAAGACATACTATCCAAATATATAATGGCTAGATTTGCAAAAGGTAATAGAGCATTAGCAATTTCTGATAGATCAGGAGCAGCTTTTCCATATAGAGAAATGGTTAAAGAGTGGACTGGTGCGTGGGTACATAGATCAGAATTTGAGCCTAAACAACCACAATTGCAACCACATCCAGTAGCATCTGACCCACAAGGATTGATGCATGCAAGACCTGCAAGAGTAGAGTTTCCTACATTAGATGTTTTACCAAATAATCCTTTTCAAACATATCAAGTAGGTTCTCCAATTATTAATGTTACTTTACCAGGTCATGGTTATACAACAGGTGATATAAGAAGATTTAGAGGTTCACCAGAAACAGCAGGTGCTTTTAGTACTCCAAATGGAGTAGGAGGAATAACAGGATCTACAATTGCAAAAGCTGCTGGATATACTATAACTGTAGGAAAATATATTAGCGGCGCTACAAATACAAATGGGTCTAACGGAACAGATTGGTTTCATTTTAGTGCTGATACAAACGCAACAAGTGTTGTAAACGGAGGAGGAGGATTTCCAGTCTCAGTTGGACCGGTAACCTTAAAAGCATAATGGCAGGTGTATCAACATATTCATATTCAACATTAGTAACAGCTATAAGAGATTATACTGAAGTAGATGCTAATGTATTTACAGAAACTATCGTTGATGGTTTTATTATGGCTGCACAAAACAGAATTAATTTAGATCTTCCTATGGATTCTGACAGAGTTCAAGCAGAAGCACAATTTGCAACTGATTTTAATTCAATTACAATGCCTACTAAAGCTTTGTTTGTTAGAGGTATAGAAGTATATGAATCAACAGCAAACACTAATGGTCAAGGAATATGGTTAGAGAAACGTGATCAAACATTTATTTCAGAGTATGTAGGTAATTTAACAGGAACTGCAGGAGGTGCTGCTGCACAAGATGTAACTGGTCTTCCTAAATATTATGCTATGTTTGGTGGCGCAACAACAGGAGCCAATACAGCTACGTCTGGTGCTATATATGTAGCTCCAACGCCTGATGCAAACTACAAATATATTATTCATTATAACGCAATGCCTACAGGATTAGGTTCTGGTGGCGATGGTGATTCTAATACTTATTTAAGTAATTACTTTCCACAGGGTCTATTATATGCATGTTTAGTAGAAGCATTTATGTTTTTAAAAGGTCCAACAGACATGTTGACACTATATGAAAATAGATATAAAACTGAACTACAAAAGTTTGCAGCGATGCAACTTGGAAGAAGAAGACGAGACGATTACACGGATGGTACAATAAGAATTCCAATCGAGTCAGCGCCTCAGTAATTAGGAGAAAAAATTTATGGCAATATCATCAGCAATTTGTAATAGTTTTAAACAAGAAATTTTAGTTGGTACACACAACTTTACAGCATCATCTGGTAATAGTTTTAAAATAGCTTTATACACAAGTTCAGCATCTTTAGGTGCAGGCACTACAGCCTATAGTTCATCAAACGAAATATCTAATACATCTGGATCAGCTTACACAGCTGGTGGAAAAGTAATTACAAGTGTTACTCCAGCTTTAGATGGATCAACAGCATGTTGTGATTTTGCAGATGTAAGTTTTACTTCTGCTTCTTTTACAGCTAACGGTTGTTTAATTTATAATGATACACAGTCAGATAAAGCGTGTGCAGTAGTTGCTTTTGGTGGTGACAAAACTGTATCAAGCGGAACTTTCACAATTCAATTTCCAGCAGCAGACGCATCTAACGCGATTATTCGAATAGCGTAGAGGTAACGACGGATGTCCGTTACTAGAACTTTTACAGTAACGGTAGTTAGTACCGGTTCAGGAAATAAATATTTTATTGATGGAGTACAACAAGCTACTTTGCTTTTAGGTGAAGGTGGTACATATAAATTTGATCAATCAGATAGTTCAAATGGTAGCCACCCTTTAAGATTTTCAACAACTAGTGACGGAACACATGGCGGAGGTGATGAGTACACTACCGGTGTAACCACTAATGGTACACCTGGTCAAGCAGGATCATACACTCAAATTGTAGTAGCTGAAAGTGCACCAACTCTTTATTACTATTGCACAAATCACTCAGGGATGGGTGGACAAGCTAACACTGTTGATGGAAATTCATGGGGACTTATGTCATGGAGTGCAAACGAATATGGCAGTCAAGATTCTATTGATGTTACATTAACAGGTTTATCTGCTACTTCTAGTGTAGGTGTTGTAGACGCTTTTAATACAGAAGGTTGGGGAAGACAAGAATGGGGTAATTCTGCTTGGGGTGTAGATTACGCAGTACAACTTTCAGGTCAATCAGCAACTTCTGCAAACGGTAGTTTAACAACTTTTGATACACAAACTGTTATACCAACAGGTCAAAGTGCAACTTCTTCAGTAGGTTCTACAACAACAGGTGTATTATCTATTGCAGATTTAACTGGTGTACAGGCTACATCTGAAGTAGGTGATTTTGATAATGCTGGTACATTAGTTGGTTGGGGTAGAAATGGTTGGGGTGAAGAGCCTTACGGAGATTCATTTAATAAATTAGTTCAACCAACAGGTCAAAGTGCAACATCTAATGTTGGATCATTAACATCAGCCATAGAAAATTTTGTACCCATTACTGGAGTTGGTTCTACATCTTCAGTTGGTGGTTTAACACCTATTGTAGATTGTGTTGTTGTACCAACAGGTCAAAGTGCAACATCTAGTGTAGGAACAATTTCAACTTCAGATGCTATTGGATTAACCGGTCTTAGTGCAACAGCTTCAGTTGGTGGTATAATTCTTGATGCGTTAACCGTTGAACTAGGAGGATTACAAGCAACATCTTCTGTAGGACTTTTACAAGAACAAATTTCTCAAGTTCTAACAGGTCAACAAGCAACATCTTCTGTTGGATCTTTAACACTAGAAATAGGAGTTCCGTTAACCGGGGTCAGTGCTACATCGGCAGTCGGTGCAATATCTCCTATACCTATGACAGTAGGGTTAACAGGACAGTCAGCAACATCTAGTGTGGGTACAGGATTAATTCTTAGATATTATGGAAAACTTGATCCTAAAACAAGTACAGGATACAGCACTCAAACACCAAAAACGTCAGTTAGTGGTTACTCAACTAAGACGCCAAAAAACACAACGGGATATACAACTAAAACAGCGTAATTTATGTTTGACTTAAAACTAAATACCCAATATAAATAACAAAATTAGGAGAATTAATAATGGCTTCAACATACACAGATCTTGGTATAGAACTAATGGCAACCGGCGAAAATGCTGGTACATGGGGAACAAAAACTAACACAAATTTAAATCTTATAGAGCAGTTAACAGGTGGTTTTGCTACTGTATCTATTGCTGGTGGAGCAGGAACAACTGCTTTAGATATTGATGATGGTGCTTTAACAGGTACTGCTCAACAAAGAGTTATAGAATTTACAGGATCAATAACTGGAAATAGAATTGTTACAATTCCAAATGACGTGGAAACTTTTTACATATTAAAAAATTCTACTTCTGGAGCTTACACAGTTCAATTTAAATATGCTACTGGTTCAGGAAGCAGCACAACTTTTTCAGCTACAGACAAAGGAACTAAAATTGTTTATGCAT